TCAGACTTCGTCCAGTTCGCGAACTGTTCACCATTAATAACATAACAGATGAATCCGTATATGTAAATGGATTCAGTGGTACCGAAACAACTTTTTCAAGAATTCAGCCAAATTTCAATGAAACTTATCACCAGTTTTATCGCTTCTTGAGTAGTCCACCAGTGTCACAAGACGAATACACAGATAAACGAACCGATTGGAATACAGACATACACCTAATAGCAAATTATGCTTTCTTGTCGCAAGAAGAAAACCGTGTATTGGTTTCTAAACCACAAACCTATCTTATAAAAGATGTTTACCAGTCTATACACTATGATATTGTTGACACAAACATGATTGACACCATGTCTTCTTCATTGGTTACATCTTGGATGTTTGCCCTTAGACGTAGTGATGCTAAATTTCGAAATGAATGGAGCAATTACACAAATTGGCAATATAAATCGTCGCCACCAAGCACACTTAATCTTATTAATCTTAATTATGATGCAACTGGATTTTTTGTCACACCTCAAGCAACAAGCGAAAACAACAGAGAAATACTATTAAATGCTGGTATATTAATAGACGGGAAATATCGTGAGAATTTGTTTGATGCCAATGTTTTCGGAAGTCAATCAAATTTCATGCAATCGTTTGCTAATTTTCTTTCGATACCTTATGTATACAATTACAATTTTTGCTTGAATACATCACCTTTTATATTACAGCCATCTGGGGCAATCAACTTCAGCAATTTCAAGAATATACAATTAGAACTTGTCACCAACACTCCACCAATCGATTCTGCATCTTCGTTCAACATAGAATGTGATCCAGAAACCGGAGCAATAATAAGCATTCAAAAACCCGCAAATTCCGTATATTTATACACTTACGACCTCATCTTCATCGAAGAGCGATATAATATTATGACTTTCGCCAATGGAATGTGTGGACTAAAATACGCCAGATAATCATAATAAGTATAAACACACTAATTTATATTGCCAGCTCTTTTATTTTTTGAAAGGTTTCTTCCGATAAATTAGTAGGAAATACAACATCAAAGTGAATCAGCATGTCTCCCACTTTATCAGAATCCTCACGAGCAAAACCCAGATTTTTTATTCTTTGTTCTGATCCGGGTTGAATAATCTTTCCAAAGTTGTCCACATTATATATCTTAGAATTTAAATGCTCTATTTTAAAAGTAAATCCGCACAATGCTTCCTTCAAAGATATTGATTTTTTATAAATCAAATCCATTCCGTTTCTACTAAATTTTGCATCATTGCACATTTTAATTGTTACTCGCACATCGCCTCGTTCTTTACCATAGATGTTGCCCTTGCCTTTTATTGTGATTACTTCATTGTTATCCGTTCCTTTCGGTATGTTTATGTAAAGTGTTTCCTCTTCATAAATCACATTTATTTTATCCCGTATTACATTTGTAATTTCTCGTTTTATTAATATAGGTACATAGCTACCATTATACGCGTTCAATATTGATATTTCGATTGTTTTTACTATTGGTTCCACATAGACTCCTAGTCCTAAAAAACCCATGTTTTCCGCTCCCATACATACGTTTTGCCCTATGTTGGAAAAGCCTTCGCCATTGTTCAAAATGCTAGACATAAGTGAATTCATCAATTTATCTTTGGTACACGTTTTTTCTTCTGCCGGTTTACTAAAAAACTTACCTATTATTGTTTGCATCATTTCATCAACCGTTCCCCCGCCTTCGTTGTGCCGATTTATTGACATATTAATATTGTCTTGTTCTTTTCTAGGTTGAAGTGCATCAGTGTTTGCATTGGTGTGCGTCGTGTATTTGTTGCTGTTCGCATTTCTTAACCTTTCATCATATTTCTCACGATCATATGGATTGCTCAAAATATTGTATGCAGTAGTTATTTTTTCGTATTGTTTTGTATTTTCACTTGAATTGTTTTTATCCGGATGCAGTTTCAGCTGCAAACTTCTGTACTTCTGCTTTATGTCATCCGCAGTTGCATCATATTCCAACCCTAACAATTTATAATGATCGTCTGTTGACATCATAAATTGTTAATGCTAAACTTATATTTTAAATCTAAATAAATAATTAAAAAATATCGCAATAGTATCATGATTTTCGTATTATTAAACACAAATCATATTTGTATTAAACACAATTTAATTGTAACGTTATGTCAGAAAATTTTCTTAATAAATACTCTCCTAAAAACATAAATGAATACCATATTGATAATTATGATGTTTTCAATAACAACATGAATCTACTCATATCTGGTGCAAGTGGGTCGGGAAAAACCTCATTGCTATTAACGTTTATCAAGCAGCATCTTAATTGTGAAAACATATACACAAATGAAAACCTATTGTTCATGAATAATCTGAAAGATCAAGGTATTCAATATTGTAGGTCTAATGTAAAAACATTTTGCCAAACTCAGTCGCGTGATAATTGTCGCAAGATTATTGCAATAGACGACATAGATGAATTCAGTGACATAAGTCAACAAGTTATATGCAATTGTTTGACTAAATACTCAAACAACATACTCTGTCTGGCCACGTGCAATAATACTCTTAAGGTATTCAATGGATTAAAATCCAGAATGGTATTTGTCACAGTATACCTCCCTACTCAACCTATGTTAAAAATTTTTTGCGAAAAAGTCATAGCTGAAGAAAAAATCGTGATAACACATGAACACATAATTGATATGTTAATCAATAGTTGTAACTTTCATTACAAGGTTCTTCTCAACTCTCTTCAAAAAATTAAGCTATATAATTCAGAAATAAATCTTGAAAACATCAATGAATTAATTGCATCCATAAATTTGAACATTTTTATCGAATACATAAAACATTTGCAAAACAACGACCTGAACAAAGCAATTCATGTAATATTCAAAATTGTTAATTCTGGCGTCTCTGCCATTGATATTTTGTTTGATTTTTTCTACTACACCAGAGATAATTCAAACGCTGTTATTGCCGACTCTGACAAATACAAAATTATACAAATTATCAGCAAATACATCACCATTTTTAACAATTGCCATGAAGATTCGATTGAACTAGCTTTTATGACCAACGAAATCTACGCAATATTTCATAATATATAAATTTTTGTTTACGTAATATATGAGCCAAATTTTCTCCGCGAATTTACCTAGCATACATATTCTTTTTGATTTTCTTAAAAAAATATGCGAATATGAAACCGACGATTTCTACTACATAACCCGATATTCTCATAAAAAAGCTATCTTTGAAAATCATCTAAACTTGTTCATTCGCGATGTGCTTCCACACTACAAGCCTTCTAAACGATTTTTTGTTGAACGTGAAATAAACTACAAACACATGATAACAATTATTCGTCAATTGTCACATTTATTCAATATTAAACTGGTATCGGAGATAAAATACAATAAATCTAAATATGAGTTCTGCTATAAAATCTATAAGCTTGTCAAAGTATAGCGTTGCTTTTTCATAATTCAAATTCTCTGAAAAACTTACTAATGTATAGCGAATCTTCATTCAATTCAGCTTCCGTTAATTTCGCAAACCACCCCCACTTAGTACTTTGCAATATTTCTTTATATGGAAAATAAATTCCATATATTAAATCAGTGAACTTAATTTTGCTCTGTCCTAGTAATTCACTTATGTGAATCTTCTCGCCATCTTTTGTTTTCAATCCAAATTCTTTATTGTCTAACTCACACATGTATTTACTTGCAGAATCTTTTACAATCTGCAAAAAGTCCGTCTCGTTACTCATATCTTTCACGTACACTTCCATGTTTTGCATATGCTGTGATAGCTCATAATTCCGTTTTTTACTACATATTATACTGTCTGTGCTGCTACAATATACGTGAAACGGCGATGCTTCCGATCGTGCATATAAACTGCGCAGAGGTTTTGAGCACAAGAAACTGGGGGGTACAACCAATCCACCATAATAATAAAGCAACTTTAATTGTGCTAAACGTCTCACCCGTTCTTTTACCGGCGAGCTTAATTCGCTCATTTTATAATTCCAATTTGGAATAATATCTACCAAATCATCATCTGTAACAACACAAACATTAAACAGATTTTTGTTTTTCCTTACAATAGATCTCATACACAGCTCAACAAACGGAATGTTTAATTTGCAGTTTTTTCGTTCATTAAAACTTTCCCAGCCACGAGAATTTTCGTCTAGCGGAACAAGCATCCATAAATATGGTTTGCCATCTGAATATGTTTCGTTATACAAAAACTTTGAGATCAAATATCTCTCATCCGACACTAAATATGGCGCTACATATTGCTTAAATACTAACCCAAATATCAGAACCGAAACCAATTTTAATAAATGATCACGAGTATTCATTTAATAAATAAATATATTAAATTAAAACATTATTACATTAAAACATTATTACATTAAAACATTACATTAAGATATTGCATTAAAACATTAACAATCTTTTTGCAAGACTAAACTCATTTCATTTTTAGTTCTTTAAATTGTTTCCATGAAATGTTTTCTATCTTCCGTTCATCGTTTAAACTTTTATTGTCGTCTACATTGTTTATTTTGGGATCAACGTATATTTCTTTACATAATTTTCCGAATTCGTATGAACCTTCGTTTTGATCTATTTTACCGTTTTCAATATTTGTCAAAATTGTAAGCATTTTATCAACAATTGCTAATGTTTCCTTGTTTTGATTTTCTAATAATTTTTCATAAAGTTTTTTTTGGTGTGTTTTTAGATAAAAACACTGTCTTTCACACTGCTGTCTAAATCGATCTGTATTGCGTATGTTTCTCCTCAAACTCAATAATTTTACTACATCATTCTTTAGTTTATCACTTTGCTTTGTTGCACGTATTTTCTCTGTTGTATCTTCTACTTTGTTTTCCGTCATGTACTTATGCAAATACTTGCGCTCATCTTCATTCATATTTATTATGTTTATGAAAAACTGTTTAATATTTATTTCATTAAACATTTTATGTAGTTTTATTCCGGATGCAATTTAAGATATTACACTTATTCTGTCTCCGTCACTCCATTGATTAATACCCGGTGAAACTTGTCTTCTAACAAAGTAATGTGTGGTATTGTACACGTTAAAAAAAATAGTTCCTTCAAATTTTTTAACTAATGTTCCAACCGAGCTAGATGAATCTTCCCACTGAGAAATATTGTAGTATTTTGGATAGCTAGACAATTCACCATATATATTATTCCAAGTAGCTTTTTCAATAAATCCAAATTTCTTATTAGCGCTTGTATATGACACATCTACGTTTTCAAAAAGAGTAACTTTATTTCCTATTTCCCACTGGAATTTGTTTGGATTGGTTGATCTTTTTATTGTGTAATATATTGTGTCATATTGTCCAACTGTTACGTCTGCTGTACTAACTAGTTCCCATACATTGGTAGATACATCATATTTGTACTGGTGTATTGTTGGAGGTGAGAGTGCTAACAGGTTTCCATATAAATTGTCCCACTCACTAATTTTGAATACCGCCATACCAAAGTTTTCTCCATAATTTTCAAAGTTAGAAAGTGTATTTTCGATAGTTACACCAATGAATTCAGGCTCGGGTTCAGGCTCGGGCTCAGGCTCGGGTTCAGGCTCGGGTTCAGGCTCGGGTTCAGGCTCGGGTTCA